GATCTTATGATATCCTAGCTCAACAAAATGAGCTAGCTTTATTCAAAGCTCAAAGAGTAATTCCAAGCATCCTTTACTCAGTAAAAAGCTTCACCGAATACGCTCGCTTTACTAAATTTTGATAATCGGATTTTAATTAGTATATTGTATGCATGATTATAGACAGCATACAGCAATTAGAATCTTTACGTGATAGAAGCCTATTCGTATATCCAGTATTGCAGGATAGTAGACGACATAGGGTTGAGAGTGAAATTATTGCTCTAATCTTGATCGACACAAAAACACACCAAACATTTTCAGTAAGCAAGAATCACCCAGATGGTTTGTTCAAAGTAAAAGACTTCACATTCCTTGATGACTCTAAAATCTACAGCTACGACACAATCCTATTTAAGTATGCAGGATATGAAACTGATCGATTTGTAGATGTTCAGATGCAATATTACCTAAAGACTAATAAGAGTTGTAACTTCGAAACACCAGGAATTATAAACCACTATGCCCGATACCTATCCGATTGTGGAGTGTTAGGATCGCTAGTGAGTTTACCTAAACACGAAAGCATTGCTTACAACCTATTCACTCGAATCTTTATTGAAGAGCCACAACCAGGATTAATGTTCTATCAACACAAGATGGTCAGCTCTTTCTTTATGATAGAGAAAAATGGAATACAAGTAAACGACAATCTCTTTACTGAAAGGTTTGGTAAAAGCTTTTCGAGAGTAGAGGATAGGAGTTATACACAATACAATTATTACACAACTACGGGACGTCCGAGTAATAGGTTTGATGGAATCAACTTTGCAGCTCTGAATAAAGAGGATGGTACGAGAGAGTGTTTTGAAAGTAGGTTTGAAGATGGACAGCTTTTTGAGATTGACTTCAATGCGTATCACCCTCGCTTGATTGCATCACTCGTTGGGTATGACTTCGGCACAGACGATGTATACGAGCATTTAGCCAAGCATTACAACAACACAGACACTCCAACCAAAGCACAGATAAGTTCAGCAAAAGAAGCTACATTCCGTCAGATATACGGAGGAATTAGTAAGCAGTATATGCATGTTCCATTCTTCAAAGCAGCAAGCAACCTTGCAAGATCGTTGTGGATTTTTGGAAACGAGCATGGGTATATAGAGAGTCCAATATCAGGTAGAAAGCTGATATTAGCCAATTATCAGGATATAACCGAATACACTCTATTCAACTATTTTATTCAGATGTACGAGACTGAGTTCAATGTACTTATGCTCGAACCTATACTACTCAGTTTGATCGGTCAAAAAACAAAACCAGTATTATACACCTACGATAGTATCTTATTTGATGTGCCAAAGCGTGAGGTAGACTATTTATTAGGGACAGTGATTCCGAGAGCAATCGATGTTACAAAGTTTCCTATAAAGACTAAAGCTGGATCCAATCTAGCCAATCTAGCCGTTTTCTAAACTGGATACTATTTATATGTAAAGGACACGAATATGAAAAAGGCGTCTATAAAAGACTATATACGAGAAGAGATTGAAGCAATTCTTCGTGAGAAGAAAATCAAGTTCAAACGTAAGGCTTCAATCAAAGAAGAGGAGTCTTCAGCAAATGCTCAAGATGATCAAAAGATAGCTCAATTGCAAGCTCAAAAGGCTGACAAGGAAAAGCAGAAAGCTGGGATGAATGGAGAGATTGCTAAATTAAAGCAACAAATAGACGCGATTGAGAAAAAATAATGAGACCACAATTACTTTGCACATTCACATACATTGACAAATTACCCTACTGCCTAGGAGAGGTTTACAAAACCTATTCAGTAGAGGCGGTATCAAATGTCAAATGTTATTCTTACGTTGAGGAAACCAACAACGTGGTGTGTGTGTATAATGTCGAAGGTAGTACAAAACGAATGAAGGATACTATCTCGATCAATAGAAAAAAAGAAACAAATACATTTTATAGTATAAATGCTCTTAACTCGTTAATCCGAAGCCTCAACAATGGAGTTTTGGATAAAACATTTAGAGTAGACTGGACCCACTACCAGGACATGCTTTTGCTGTCAGACAGTGAATACAATTGCAGAGCAATTAAAATAGAAGAGCTTTCGCGTTAAGCGTTGCCAAAAGAGAAAAAAAGTAGTATAGTTAAGTAAGGCCAGTAAGAAGAGGAAAGGTTCCTCAGTAAGGTCAGTAATAAACAAATAAATAAATAAACAGTATGGCAATCAATTTAGATGCGATCAAAGCGAAGTTGCAACAAATGCAACAATCAACGGGAGGTGGAACCAAGTCAAGCGACTTCATGTGGAAACCACCAGTAGGAAAATCTCAAGTACGTATCGTACCCTACGCATTCGACAAAAACAATCCTTTCTTGGAATTGTACTTTCATTACGAAATTGGAAAACGTACAATGGTATCTCCGATCTCTTTTGGACGTCCTGATCCAGTAGTAGAGTTTGCAGAGAAATTAAAAAAATCTGGAGACAAAGATGACTGGAAATTAGGAAAGAAAATTGAACCTAAGTTCCGTGTATACGCTCCAGTAATCGTTCGTGGTGCTGAGCACGAAGGTGTTAAGTTTTGGTCTTTTGGGAAACAAATTTACACAGAGTTGTTATCTGTAATTGCAGATCCGGATTACGGAGACATTACAGATTTGATGAATGGTCGTGACGTAACTGTAGAGCACATCGCTGCAGAGAAAGAAGGAGCATTCCCATCATTCACAGTTCGTGTTAAGCCTAACACAACTCCAGCTACAACTGAGAAAGATGTTGCTGAGATGATTGTATCAAATCAAAAAGAGATCACTGAGTTGTTCACAGAACCAACTTATGACGAGATGACAGAAGTTCTAGCTAAATGGTTAGATCCATCAACAGATTCAGACGCTCAAGGTACAAAGCCTGCAAGCAAACCAATCTCTGGTGCGACTACTGCTACTAGCACGGACGACATTTCATCAGCATTCGATTCATTATTTAATTCATAGAAAGTATGGCAAAGTCTACGAAGACACCCGATGAAATATCGGGAAGGGACGAATTGGCTTCTGTATTAGCAGATAGTCTAAATAAAAAGTTTAAAGACTTCAAGGCTGCGCACTTCTTGACCGGAGAGGAAGATACTCCAACAGATTTAACAGAGTGGGTCGGTACCGGCTCCTCTCTGTTAGACTTGGCAATCTCTAACAGACCTAACGGTGGATTTCCAGTTGGTAGGATTGTAGAGTTGCAGGGAATGGAGGCATCAGGAAAGAGTTTGATTGTAGCTCACACATTAGCAAATACTCAGAAGAAAGGTGGACTTGCAGTCTACATCGATACTGAGAACGCACTAAGTGAGGAGTTCTTGACGGCTGTAGGAGTTGATGTGGCAAACATGCTATATGTTCCTTTGGAAACTATTGAGGATGCATTCGATGCTGTGGAGAGTATTATCGAAACAGTTCGTAAGAGTTCAAAAGATAGACTAGTTACAATTGCATTAGATTCGGTATCGGCAGCTACTACAAAGGTAGAACAAGATGCTGACTATGAGAAAGATGGTTGGGCAACTACAAAAGCTATCTTGATGTCAAAAGCGATGCGTAAGATTACAAACATTATTGCAAAACAAAGAGTACTTCTTTTATGTACATCTCAGTTGCGTGAAAAGATGGGAGTAATGTTCGGAGACAAGTATACAACATCAGGAGGTAAAGCTTTAGGTTTCCATGCAAGCTGTCGAATTAGATTAAAGGGAGTTGGTAAATTGAAAAGCGGATCAGGTAAGACTGAACAGATTATTGGAGTTCAAACAGAAGCTCAGGTAATCAAGAATCGTATGGGTCCTCCATTCAAGAAAGCAACTTTTGATATCTACTTTAACTCAGGAATCGACGACTACAATAGCTGGTTGACAATGATGAAGGATTACGGAATCATCAAAGCTTCAGGTGCTTGGTATACATTAGTAAACGAAGAGACTGGAGAAGAGGTTAAGTTCCAATCAAAGGAGTGGAGAGGAATGTTAGATTCAGATCCAGAGTTAAAACAATATTGTTACAACAAAGTCTGCAACATCTACGTTATGAAATATAAAGATCAAAACAGTATTGATCCCGATGATGTTTCAGTAGATGAAGGAGAACTAGAAGATTAAAGTTATGAATAAAAAGTATCTAGCATACTTTAATGAAGTCAAACTTAAAGGTGAAGAGGCAGTCAACAGCGATACAAAGAATTCTCGCGTATTAGTTGTTGACGGTCTCAACACATTCATTAGAGCATATGCAGCAAGTCCAACAACAAACGTCAATGGTGAACACGTAGGAGGTTTATCGGGATTTCTACTAAGCGTAGGTCATGCTATTAAAGCAATCAATCCAACACGAGTAGTCGTTGTGTTTGATGGTAAGGATGGTTCTGCAAAGCGTAAGGCGTTATATCCAGACTACAAAGCGAATCGAAAGTTTAAGATAAGATTGAACAGAGCCGAGACCGTAGACAAAGAGGATAACCAATTGCAACAACTAATGAGGTTGATAGAGTATTTGGAGATACTACCAATAACAGTCATCGTTTCAGATGGAGTTGAAGCAGATGACGTTATAGCTTATATTGGGGAAGACTACTTGAAAGAAAGAGAATCTCAAGTATTTATAATGTCCTCAGACAAGGATTTTTTACAACTTGTCGATGAGCGTATTCATATCTGGAGTCCAACTAAAAAGCAGCTTTATTACACAGACGACGTGTATCAGCAGTATGGAATCATACCAAAGAACTTTGCACTATTCCGTGCATTGATTGGAGACGATAGTGATAACATTCCAGGAGTACCAGGATTAGGAGCTAAGACAATAGTCAGCAAGTTTCCGAAAATGAATGGAACAGATGTACTTACAGTTGATGAGTTCGTTGAGTATGCAAAGGAATTGCAAGCAGCGAATCCAAAGTCAAAGTTATACACTCGTGTGGTTGAAGCAGAGGCAGACATTAGATTGTTTCACCAAATCATGCAACTTTCAGAAAGTGGCATTCCAGGACACACAAAGTTAAGAATCATTGACAACTTACAGACAAAGGTAGATAAGTTGGCTAAACTCAAATTCCATACAATGTTAATCGAAGATGGAATGACAAATGCAATCCGCAACGTAGAGATCTGGTTAAAAGAAATAACTCAAAAATTAGATCAATTTACCTTGCAAGATTAAAATAAAAAGAGTAAGTTACATACATGCAAGAACAAGATACATTACAGTTTTATGGTACTGGGTTTCAGAATAAGGTACTTGCTGTCCTAATTAAGGACAGAACCTTTCTGCAACAGATTCATGATATAATCGATCCCAAGTACTTCTCTTCTGAGTCAGCTCAGTGGATAGCTAGTACTGTTTTGAAATACTTCACACAATATAAAACCCCACCAACCTTAGAAGCACTTAAAGTGTATCTTGATGAGGTGGATGTAGATTTGTTAAAAACCACGGTAGTAGAAAACCTTAAAGAGGTTATACGTTACGCAGATTCAACAGACTTAGATTTCACAAAAGATAGAACATTAGAGTTCTGTAAAAACCAAAAGATCAAAGCAGCAATCCTCGAATCGGTACAACTATTACAAGTTGGGAAGTATGATGACATTAAAGTAGCTATCGATGAAGCTATGAAGGCTGGTACAGATAGAAATGTCGGACATGAGTACCTAGAAGATATAGCAGCTCGCTTCGTAGAAAATAAACGAAACACAATTCCAACACCATGGGACGTTATCAATGAGATAATGGATGGTGGTCTAGGAAGTGGAGAGATGGGAGTCTTTGTAGCACCAGCTGGTATTGGTAAGTCAATGGCATTGGTGAACATAGCAGCAGGTGCAGTGAAGGCAGGATTAAATGTAGTGTACTACAGTTTGGAGCTTTCTGAGACTTATGTAGGAGCTCGATTCGACTCACACTACACCGGCATACCAAATCAGGATTTGAAATTTCATCAAGAAGAGGTTATTGAAAAGTTAGAGAAACTTAAAGGTCGATTGATTATAAAGTACTATCCAACTAAGACGGCCACTGTAACGATGCTCGCTGCTCACTTAGATAAGTGTGCAATGCAGGGCTTCAAACCTGATCTGGTTATTGTCGATTACGCCGATCTATTAAGAGATACAAGCTCAAAGGGTTCAGTTAGAAACGACATCATGCTAGGAAACATTTACGAGGATTTGAGAGGTATGGCTGGAACTTACCAAATTCCAGTGTATACTGCATCTCAAGCAAACCGTTCAGCTTTGGAAGAGGATATCATTGAAGCAGATAAGATTGCAGAATCTTATTCAAAGGTGATGGTTGCTGACTTTGTTGTATCACTATCTCGTAAGGTAGCTGACAAGATAAGTGGAACTGGAAGGTGGCACATTATCAAGAACCGTTTCGGACCGGATGGATTAACATTCCCAAGTAAGATGAATATGGCTGTATCAAAAATAGACATCTACGCTGAGAATACAATCCTAGGGAAGGAAGCAAAAGGGTTAATGCAGAACGACTCGGAAGTAGTCAGAAAAGCTTTAGCAAATAAATTTTCAGAATTAAACAGTTTTTCAAAGTAAAGTCAACAATGGAAACTATTTATATCTACACCCCCAATTATAAATTTTAAAAATTAATCTACAATGACACTTTCGAATGAAATCCTAAGCGATATCACTGTCTTCATGAAGTACGCTAAGTACCTTCCAGAATTGCAAAGACGTGAAACTTGGCAAGAACTAGTAACACGTAACAAAGAAATGCACATCAAGAAGTACCCAGCACTTGCTGAAGAAATTGAAAAAGCTTACGAGTATGTCTACAACAAAAAGGTATTACCTTCTATGCGATCTATGCAGTTCGCAGGTAAACCAATCGAGATCTCACCTAACCGAATCTACAACTGTGCCTACTTACCAATCGACGATGTACGTGCATTTGGTGAAGCAATGTTCTTACTTTTAGGAGGAACTGGAGTTGGGTACTCAGTACAACAACACCACGTAGATAGTCTACCTGAGATCAGAAAACCAAACCTAAACAGAAAGCGTCGCTACTTAATTGCTGACTCTATTGAAGGATGGGCAGATGCAGTAAAGGTTCAAATTAAATCCTACTTCACTGGTGGATCTTCTTACAACTTTGATTTCTCTGACATTCGTGCAAAGGGTGCAAGATTGGTTACGTCGGGAGGAAAAGCTCCAGGACCTCAACCGTTGAAAGAGTGTTTGATGAAACTTCAAGGTATCTTAGATGCAAAAGAGGATGGAGATAAACTATCTTCAATTGAAGTACACGATATGGTATGTCACATTGCTGATGCAGTATTGGCAGGTGGTATTCGTAGAGCAGCTCTTATCAGCTTATTCAGTGCTGACGATAATGAGATGATTTCTTGTAAGTCAGGAAACTGGTGGGAAAACAATCCACAAAGAGGTCGCGCTAATAACTCAGCTGTATTGATGAGACACAAGTTAACACAAGAGTTCTTCTTTGATATTTGGAAGCGTGTTGAATTATCAGGAGCAGGAGAGCCAGGAATCTATCTTACAAATGACAAAGATTGGGGAACGAATCCATGTTGCGAGATTGCATTACGTCCATTCCAATTCTGTAACCTATGTGAGGTAAATGTATCGGATATTGAGTCTCAAGAGGATTTTGAAAACCGAGTACGAGTAGCTTCTTTAATTGGAACACTACAAGCAGGATACACAAACTTCCACTACTTGCGTGACGTTTGGAAACGTACAACAGAGAAGGATGCATTGATTGGAATCTCAATGACTGGTATCGGATCAGGTACAGTATTGGGATATGATATGAAAGCAGCAGCGAAGCTTGTTAAGACAGAAAACGAACGTGTAGCAAAATTATTGGGTATCAATAAGTCAGCTCGTACAACAACCGTTAAGCCAGCTGGAACAACATCACTTACATTAGGTACTTCGTCAGGAATCCATGCATGGCATAACGATTTCTATGTTCGTCGAATCCGAGTAGGAAAGAACGAAGCAATCTACACATACCTAGCAATCAATCACCCAGAGCTTGTAGAGGATGAATACTTCCGTCCACACGATACAGCGGTAATCTCTATTCCACAAAAAGCTCCAGAAGGTGCAATTCTAAGAACAGAGTCTCCATTCCAATTACTAGATCGAATCAAAAAAGTACACATGGAGTGGGTTAAACCAGGACACAGAACGGGTAACAACGCGCACAACGTATCTGCAACAGTTTCGTTGAGAGATGAAGAGTGGGACATGGCTGGTCAATGGATGTGGGAAAACAGAGAGCATTACAATGGACTTTCGGTACTAC